AGGCGAATAGGTGAAGATTTCACCCAATTCACAAAGTCTGTATCTTGAGCAATCTGACCAAAATCAGGATGCTCTTGCGCCAACTTTTGCTGAATCTGCATCTTTTTGAAATCTTGACCCGCTTGGCGAGCCGCAAGTACATCAGGATGGTTATCAACAGTCCTACGAACTGCCTCTTGTGGATTCTCGAAAAAATCTACTTCTGGCTCTTTTTCAATAGGTTGTTGCTTAGAGGAGAGGTTTTGCTTGATAAGTTCATCTGCTAGTTTCCGCACTTCCCCAACTTCCTGCGCTTGCTTTCCAATCAGCTTCTCAGCTTCTTGGTGCATTTTGACCACTTCTTCCAAAGATTTCTGCCTGTATTTCTCAGGCATCTCGGACAAGGGTGCTACTTCACTTAGCGACTCATCTTCATTGTCAATCAACATATTCTTCCTTTTCCTGCCGTTATCGGTTCTAGGACATTCAACTCGGCATTTCTGCTTATGAGTTGTGCTTTTGCTCCCACTTCAGTTGATCTAGGTGTTTTTTCTCGAACCTTCCATGCTCTGATGGAAAAGAACCAGACCACCCTTCTAACTTGAAGTTTGGAGCAGATAGAGTACGGTTGGCTGTTTCTCCGCACTCACACTTAAAACCTGTTGTCTCATAATCAACAAGTCTTTCGGTTTTATGCCCGTTTGCACAGGCAAAATCAAACATTCTTTTCATTCAATTCCTCGTAGGCTCTTTCGCTGACCTCTTTCAAGGTTTTCAGCCAAGTCAAGATGCTAAGTTCACCTTTTTTAAACATCAAGGTCTTTTCATCAGGAATAACGCTTAGATTATTGAGTGACTCTATCATATTGTCAATATCTATGCACAAATCCTTCCAACCTTCCATTCCCATCATGGAAAATCGGTCTTCATAATACTTTTGTAGTTCAGGATTCATTGTTTCCTCAAAAGAACATTAAAAAATTGCCGTTTCCAGCACTAGGCGCAGGAGGTGCTGTAAATATCCACCCTGAGTTATTACCCCCATCTGTGGAATTTGCACCTGCATACCATCCTGCCCCACCAGTAGCTGTAGACCTGCTGATAGACAAAAAGTCTGCGCTCACAGTACCGCTGGCTTTGGACAACGTGTGGCTTGCGGCAGTCACTGAGCCAATGGTTAAAAGTCTTGTAGATTCTCCACTAGCATTCCAATCGGCAAACGTACTTGTTGTTGCCGCCGTGAACAGAATAGACGTTGCACCAGTGCTTTTATAAGTATTGGTAATGTTGCTAAATGTGTTTGAGCCTGTAATGGTTAAAGCACCAGCACCACCTTGGTTTAGTGTGCAGTTAAACGTAGAACCACCACCAACAAACGTCTTGGCAGTTGCGGCAGTCATGGAGATTGCGCCTGTTCCTGTTCCTGCGGTAGTGGTGAAGTTTGAAGGTACAGCATTGTTAAATGATGTAGTATTTGGGTCAGGACAAATTAAAGTGCCGCCATTAAATGTAATATTCTTTGTTCCTGTGCCAGTTGTAAATCTTGTTCCAACAGTATATGTAAAGCCATTTAAATCTAATGATCCGTTCAGTAATTGTGTAAAATTAGTTGAACTTTGCGTCAAAGCATCTTGCAAAGTAACCGAACCATTTGGAGTATTGATATTTATTAGTTGCGTAAATGTTTTTGCAGAACTTGTAATTTGTTGTGTAGTTCGTCCTATAAAAGAAACTGATCCAGTACCGGACAACGTAATACCAGTACCATTTGTCCAATTGCCAAAAATTAAGACCCCATTGGTACTTGTTGCCAACGTCATAGTATTTGACGTTCTTAACGACATATCAATCGTGCCGATGTTGTAATTGGCATTAACAGTTGTCGTTGAACCAGACGCAGGATATGTTGCCGCAGGGAATACAGCAGTATCTTGTGCTAACGGGAACATTGTTATATCTGCTGAACCACCAGACGTAGCAGACCAAGAACCTGAACCTGCCGCGCCCCAGTTAGCAGAGCCTGTCTGCCTATAGTAAACAGTCTTAGCCGCATCAAAAGTAATTCCGCTGTTACCCTTGCAATCACCAAGTCTTGCTCCAGAAGCAGGAGATGCCGCACCTGCAATAGTTATATCTCTAAAATCAACATCAGTTAAAGATACTGCCGCACAGGTTAAAGTTCGTGTAGTGTTAAAAGTGTTAGAAGAAATCTGCGTACGGAATGCAGAACCATTGACAGCAGTTGCTGTTAATGTTCCGTTAATTGTTTGATTTGCACTAAGACTTAATACGCCAATACCACCACTTAAGCCACCCTTACCAGCTATGGTTAAATTATTAAATGTATTTGCGCCTGTGATTGATGGGTTTGTAAGACCATTTGATGTAAACGCTACGTTGTAATAAGTAAGGCCACCACCTGCAAATGTAGCAGTTGTGTTAGAACCATTTATTGTTGATGTTCCTGCATTTAATGTAAGGTTTGTTGATGTAGTAAATAAAACAAAGTTAGAGTTAGACAAAGAAATAGTAGAGGCGTTTAAATTTATTGTTCTTGCGTTTGAATTACTAGAAGAAAAAAGAGTAGCAGTTATTGCATAATTACTTGCTGAAGTACTAAAAGTTCCATTTGTTACAGTAATTGCTCCACAACTTAAAGCACTACCAAGAGTCCATTCACCGCCTACACCATCAAATGTAACTGCGCTTCCGCCAAAAGTAACACCATTAGTCGTTACAGTTTTACCCGTTGTCGTAGCGTTAAATGTGGTTGTGCCTGTATACGTTCGGGTAAAGTTTGTGGCTTGAAATGTAAGACTGCCTGATACTGTTAATCCAATGCCTGTACCAGCAAGCGTCATCGTTCCATCAAGACCTGACGCTGTAAAGTCATTACAGACCCTTGGCGTATTTGCCATAGTGACTGTAAATGCACCAGTTCCTACGTTTGAGTTTGCATCAAAGAATACGTTATCTGATGCAGTTGGGACAGATGCACCGCCAAGCCCACCAGAAGTTGCAGACCAGTTGACTGTGTTGGTGCTATCCCAAGAACCTGTGCCAAGAACCCAATAGCGATCAGCCATGCTTTACTCCGCTATCACAGGGTTGCCATCAGCATCTAAAACAATATTTCCATCGGCATCCAAAACATAGTCTGGTGATGGCGCAGTAATTACAGCAATCCAGTTATCAAACCTTTGCTGTTTCATTGCTTCGATCTCAGCATCTGTAAACGCATGATCGTCAGGTAAGTGAAGAGCATCTGAAAATGTGCCGTACTGTGATGGAAAAGAAAAGTCAATTTTCATGGTTATGCCTGAGTGGTTACTGCTATCACATCCCAACGTGTATTGTTAGCGTTGTAAATACAACCCACATACGTTGTTTTGTTAATGGTTGTTGCTGTTGGCAGAGTTACACCAATGACTGTGTAGGTTGCATCCCAAGTCAATGCTCTGCTTGTGCCGTTATCCAAAAGCCTAAATATTAATTTGTCTCCATCAAGAGGTGTTCCAGTTGGTGCGTTAATGGTAAGTCCTGCCGCCAACGCTGTGTAGGCATAAACATCACTAGCCGATATATCAGGTGTTAATGTTGATGCTGATGCGGCTGAAGTAACCCTTGGGTCAATACGCTTGTTGGTTAATGTCTCAGTACCTGTGTAGGTAGCAATAGATGCACCAGCTAAAGTAGTCGCACCAGTACCACCATTAGCAATTGGTAAAGCAGTACCAGACAATGTAATTGCCAATGTGCCGCTTGTTGTAATTGGAGAACCAGCAACAGATAAGAATGATGGAACAGTTGCCGCTACGCTTGTTACTGTGCCAGTTGCAGAATCATTGGAAGTAATCGTAAAGTTAGGATATGTTCCAGTAATACTAGTCGTACCAGCCCCCGTCAATGCCACAGTTTGATCTGGTGCAGAGTTAGTAACTGTAAAGTTAGGATACGTACCACTTGTGCTAATGCCTGTACCAGCAGTCAACGCAACTGTTTGGTCAGGGGCAGAGTTAGTAATCGTAAAGTTGGGGTATGTTCCACTTGTTGAGATGCCCGTACTTGCAGTCAAAACAACTGTCTGATCTGGCGCAGTATTGGTGATATTTAGCGTACCTGATGAGGTAATTGGACTGCCCGTGATGCTAATACCAGTTCCAGCAGTTGCCGCAACACTTGTAACAGTTCCTAATGTTGAATCATTTGAGGTAACAGTAAAGTTTGGATAAGTACCACTTATCGAAGTAGTTCCTGCACCTGTTAGGCTAACAGTCTGATCTGGTGCAGAGTTGGTGATTGTGAAGTTTGGGTAAGTTCCGCTAGTGGTTATGCCTGTGCCACTAGTTAAGGCAACTGTCTGATCTGGTGCAGTATTTGTAATTGTCAGAGTGCCAGAGGTTGTAATTGGGCTACCCGAAACGCTAATGCCAGTACCAGCCGTAGCCGCAACGCTTGTTACTGTGCCAGTTCCTGCGCTTACGTTGACGGTAACATCATCCCCTGAGTTTGTGGCAGTAACTGTTGCCCCAACAAAATTGATGTTCTTAACACCTGTGGAGATTGAAGTTCCCTCATCCTTGATGCCTACCGCCCCATTGGTAGACATGGTGCTTATGACTTTTATCTTTTCTGCCAAATCAGGAGCAACCACTTCACCAACATTAATCTCTTGCCCTGTTGACAAGCTGATAATCAAAGATCCATCAAAGTCAATCTTGGCATCAGTGACAGACACACCATCCTTACCATCTATACCATCTTTGCCATCCCGACCATCTAATCCATTCTTGCCATCTACGCCTTGGCGACCATCTAAACCACGATCACCCTTGTCACCCTTATTACCCTTTTCAGGAACTATGGATTTGGCAACTTCTAGTTGTGCAGTAACTTTGCTTTCCATCACTTTGATGGCTTCAACAATCAAGTCCACATTATCTTGAACGGCTTTTTCTTCTTGCTGGCGCATCGCCACCAAGGTTTCTTCCATCTTATTAATAGCGTTTAACTTCTCATCAAAAGATGAGTCTGCCGCCTCAATGCTTTTGATTAGTTCCCTGATGTTAGACATTATTCAATCCGTTGGTCAGTTTTTCAAGAAAGTCTTGTTTTACCTGTGACTGAGCATTTAATTTATCAGCCATCTGTAACTCAACAATCTTTGACTTGTTCTTAATATCAGCTTCCTTCAACATCAAATCAGCAATCTTGACCCTCTTGTCAAATTCCCTCTGATTGGCTTCATCTTCATTGGGTAGATTCTTAGTCAAAGATGCACTCATCTTGGCTTGTACTTCTTGCGGCATTAACTGAGCCTCAACAGATAATTTCGTAGCTTCAGCACGATTTTGTTCTGCTTGAGTGGTGTTAACAGCAATCTGAGCCTGTGCCGCTTGCATTGCCAACTCTTGTTGCATCTGCTCCATCTGTTGCTGTTGAGGATTGGGTTGCATCATCTCATCTAACTTGGCAATCAACTCCATTCTGTTAGACAGACTGCTGTTTCCTATGATGCCTTTAAGCAAAATAGGCAAAACAGGGGTGTTTGCACCCAAAGTCTGCAACAAACCAATGAATTGTTGTTGTTCATACTCCCTAGCAATGATGCCCAAGGTAGCTGTAGGTATGAAATTCATGTCCACAGAGGGGTAACGCTCTGGGTCAAACTGCATGAACCTGAAAGCCGCTTTTTTGATGAATGGAATCAAGAAATCTTCTTGGAAATTTACCAATGTACGCTTGTATTTCTTAATGATCGAGGCAACAGCCATCGACATACCACCACCATCACGGCTTGCCTGTGAAACCATGCCGTTAGAGTCCAGCGTACCAGTAGCTTGAAGCAACATACGTTCAAATTCTTTGGCAGTTGCTAGGTTATTTGGGTCATTTTGACCAAACTTGAATGGGTAAATAATCTCACTTGGGTTGCCATTGGTAAGAATAGCCTTACCAGCCTTAACTTCAAACTTCATACCTCTTGGAAGTCTTGTTGCGTCCATAGCAACCATAGGGGCAGTGGTCAAAGCAAGTGAATCCAAGTGAGCGCGAGTCTGAGCATCAATAGCTTTCTGCATATTGAAGGCTTTTTCCACTGTACCTCGCCCCAACAGGCGGTTTGGAACTGTATCGTCTTGGTATGACAACACAGGTCTATCCTTCATCATGTAAGGATTTTCTTCAGCCTTGAGCAACATACCATCATTGGCAATCACGACAATGGCTTCAACCATATCGGTATAGTCTTCTGCCGCTGAATTCTCAGGAAACAACTCAACTATGTCTTTGTTTTCCTCAAGATTGTTCAAATACTCACGGGGTACTAATCCGTAGTATGTCAACAACAGTACCTTCTCATCTTGGTACTGGCTAACCTCTTGGGTAGGCTCTAGGTCAGTATCTTCATAGGTGGGCGTGATGTCTACCTTGCGGTAAATGCCTTTTTCGATTCCCTCTACAATCTTGTGGATTGAGACGTATTTCTCAATAGCCACGCCCATGCAGTCATCAATAGATGTTCCATTAGGGTCAAACAAGAAGTTCTTGGGATTGATAGGCATGATCTTGACAGATATGCGCTCACGCTCCATCACGCCAATAGCCGCTTGACCCTGCTGATTAGGAATAGCTTGAGTCGATGGGATGTACTCTTTTTCGGTTTTGACAATGATCTCGCCAATGCCTGTACCATAGATTTCAGCCATCAATTCGATCTGGTCGATAGCTTTTCTGATTTTGTCCTTCTTGAAGTCTTCCATCAGTTGAGCCTTAATTAACTCAACATCTATAGGGTTTCCACCTATATCTTGGATATTGTCTTCAATGTCAAAGAAGTCGCCTTGCCCAAAGATAGCTTCCATGATCTCAGCATGGCGAGTCTCAACAGCTTGTTGGGTAGCAGGAGTAACGATACGGCTACGCTCAGACTCACGGGTCTTGTCTTCAGAAGCCCATTGACCACGGAAGATGCGCTCGTACTCTAGATAATCAGGGAGAAAGTTTGTATCTCGCCAATCTCTCCACTTGTCGCAGTGACTAGTGATGAAATCGGTCAACTCTTTATCAGCCTCAGTAGGCTCATAAAACTCGCCTTGTTCTAGCTTGACTTCTTTGTCTGTTGCCATAGTGTTACCTTATTGATGAACCGATTGTATTTGCAAAGGGGTCAGAGTATGTTGGGGGTGTTTCAGGAACTGGCATCCGCAAGTCTTGAGGAGTTGCAAAAGGACTAAGACCCTGCTGAATACGACCTAAAGCAAATTGCTGTGCCTTGCTGTAAATCTCAGGTGTTGGCTCTCCACCCATACGCAACAGTTCAATCTCTTGTGCTGACAATGTTGGAACAATCAAAGGATGCTGAATTACACGACCATCCATTTCAAATGAGGATGACAACTCTGTCATTGGCATACCCTCAGATGTAGGGATAGCACCCATATAGCCACTACCTTTTATTTGAGGCTGGTCATATACAGATTCAGAATAACGCAAGCCAAATGGTGCAAGAGGATTTGCCTCTGACGCACCAAGGAAATCAGGAAACAATCCTTTAATTATTCCTTGACCTGCATTACCCATTGTTGCCATTTATATCCCCGAAATAATATCTAAAGGCTCCCACTCATCTTCTTGGTCATCTTGGAAGTATGAGGTTATCGCCAGTTGGTCAATGTAGGAAAGAGCATCAGGTAAGTCATCGTGAACACCTTGGGCAGGGAACATCAAGAGTTGATCTTTGAATTCATCCCAATCTTCCTCAGAGTTCAGCACAATACGCCCATGCTCAAACCTTCCTTGGAGACTCCAGATAATTCTGTCAGTCTTTTTCCTGTTGCCATGCG